CGAATTATTCCGGTCCTACGTCATACTTTGAAGAAAGTACAAGGAACGCGAGCCCAGGCGGGCTTAGAGTCTATTTCCAATCTTGAAAATAGAATGAAGAGTGCAAATTAGGTGTGTTAGAAGCCTCGTTTGCGATACTCGGTTTATGAAGAAAAGACAAAGAGCTGTCCCTTCATTACATTGAGCTTTTGAATCTTCAATTTCACAATAGTATCGGTTATACTGACATTGTGTAGTTGGAGGGAAGTGGTCCGTCTAACAGTTAATTCTGCACGTACACTTAGACCTTAGTTGGTCGTCATTGTAATATGACTATTGAGAATGATATTCTCCGTCCTGAATGACCATTCAGGTTCTACTTAGTGGGTAGAAGAAAGTTAGATCGATCTTGATCTACTCTGCCAAGTTGACACCATAACTTGGATCACACCGCCTATATGGGCACAGTGATTATTCTGTTCATTGGTCAATGAACAAATCTCAATTTAGCAGCAGGCCTCGCTTGTTGTGTTGAGGGTTGCCTACCCTTGACATTCTAAATTGAAACTTTCTTTGGCACCGATTCTTTTAATCGTCCTGGTTTGGAGGGCCAGCAAGAAACTCCACCATCAATCTCAATGGTCATTGAGACCCCGGACATTTTATCCTCTAATCATTCACAGATGGTTAGTGGTTCGGAAATGCTGCAGAATATAAATAATTCTGTGTCCAACTTGCCTTTAGAATCAAACCTGAATCAAATCAGATTTGAGGACTTTAACATTCCTGCGAACCTTGTGTTTGCCGTCGGGAATGAAAATATTACCGAGAATAAACCATATACTTTCCATGCAAGCCGTAGTAAACATATGTCGCAAATGAACCCCAGACCAAATCGTTGGCTGAAGGGTCAGAAATTGTACATTATGCGAACTATCAAGGCGACGCCGCAGAGTCATACTAGAAATTTACTCAAGCAACATCTACACTTCGGAACTATCGGAGGTATATCTTGTGCTTATTTCGACATTGATGAAGCGATTGGAATCCCTCAGTCAGCAGGAGGAGATGGTGCAGCTCGTGAATATGGAATGCGTAAATACATCAGGATGGGTTTTATCAAATCTACCAAACACTCAGTTTTCATCAGCCGTGGCAAATTTGTAGACCATGGCCCTTTTGATGCACTCTTTGTAGGTAAAGATAATTGGTTTTCAGATTCAGTAGCTTGTGTCACTAGTAGTGAAATGGTTATTGAAAAGAATCCAGGCCCAGAATGTTGGAATTGTGGTGGAAAACATTTGTTACCAGACTGTCCCTTACCTAAGGATAGAAAGAAAATAAATGCTTCGCGCTCTAAAGCGAAATCTGCCCCTAAGGATTGTGTATGTTTCAATTGTGGTTATAACGATCACAATACTGTTAATTGCCGTAAGCCAGCAATTAGTCAGGAAGCCATGCAAGCCAACCTACAGAAATATAAAAAATCAACTTCAGTTCAGAAGGTCGTGAAGAGTTCGAAGAATGCTATAGTTAATAAAGCTATGATTGCAGACATTCAAACGCAACAAGGCCACATTGATGCTCTTAAAGAGATCATTGCTGATCAGAAAGACGAAATTGCAGATCTAGCAATTGGTGATATAAATATTATTTCTCCTAATTTACCTGAAGGCCCTGGCCCTAAGGTACCACCTGAGGAACCTGAAGAGGAACCGGAACAAGACTTTGAAATAGACTATTCTACATGGAAATTTAGTTATAATTTACCAAATCGAGAGTATGCATATGTAGGAATATCCGCACATTGGGGTATTTGGATATATGTGATCTGGACGGCGTTATTTTTATTTACTATTCTTCCATCACCTTGTAAAGTAATTTATGAAACAGACATTTTAAATTTTCCAGAATCTAATTGGAATTTAGTGTTTCAACCAAATTGCAAAGCAGGCTGTAATTCAAATTCTTATCTATATCACCCATTATTCATCAATAAAGATACTGTTCTAAAGTATCACTATATTTTTGAATTTATGGACATTCTTCACAATTTAGACATGATCTATTTTGTAACATTATCTTTAGTCGCCATTCTGATTGCCTACACAAGTGTATATGCCTTTCAATTCGAAGAATACTTTGAACGAATTGATCGCAAATGCAGCAAGATCAGAATCCGAGTTGTTGAAACGATTGTGAGTCCTTTCAAACAAGACATGCGTCCTGATTCACATAGAACAGGAAAAGCTAAACATAATGATCCTCGACTTGCTAAGGTTGAAATTCACTTTTGGGAAAACGGTAGTTTCGATGATTATATTAATATGAAATACATGGAGAAGGAGAGGTCCTGGCTTGTGTCTTTTTATGTTTTTATGAAATTCGCTGACACTGGAATAACTAATTGTGTTTTTTCGATCATGACCGGGCTATTTCGCCTTCCTAAACTAATACCTCTTCGAAAGAAGCAGGTTCTTTTGGTTTCTATGGAGGCGTTGTCACAATTCGTATCTTCAGAGAAAATATTGGTGAGCAGTTCAATGACTGACGCTCAGCTTAGAATAGAACGTTGCTTGCGTTCATTAGGCACTGTTAATTATAACAGATACCATTTTCTCGAGAATGAAGATTTGCTCGGAAACACATCGATTGTCGCTTTACATTGGGCTAAGTTCAATAAGTTAAGGCGGCAAGAACTTTATCAATATTTAAATTAATTGGTTCCAGCCGTAAGGTCGGAGAACGCGTGGCGTTTGGGTATAGGTCTTATGAAACAGAAGAACTAGCGAAAACACCAATACCAGTGAAAGGGATGAAGGCCACCATAAAGATGAAACGCCAGCCGCTAAGGAGACCAGTTGCTGTCTCTCTGGGGTGTCAACTTTATGGGTCACTTCCCCCCCACGCTTGTAATGGTGACCCGACCACTTTACGTGATGGAGCCAACAAACGGATGGGATTCAAACTCCCACCGGCTACTGTCGATAGACAGGTATTTTTAAACAAATTGAAAGAATTTGTTTCGAACTGGATTAAGAAAAATAATATTAGACCTATAAACCCTGAAGCAGATTATTCTGTTGAAACTTGGTTGGCTAATACAAATTATCCAGAATGGAGGAAAGAAGAATTGAGAAAGTATCATGATGAGATAGCGGACCTTTTGGAACGCAAAGACAATGGTAAATTAGCTCGATTCTTAGTAAAGCTGTTCATGAAAGATGAACATTATACTGAGTATAAACATGCACGGGGAATATATGCCCGTGAAGATAATGCTAAGCTTTACTTCGGGCCATGGTTCAAATTGATGGAAAACACTATCTACAATTTTAAGGACCGTACTGGGAAATGTGTTTTTATTAAACACGTTCCAGTTGCTGCAAGAGCGTCTCACATATATGAAAAATTATATGCTGAAGGCTCACAGTACATTGCTACCGACTATTCCTCTTTCGAATCACATTTTCAATCAGATTTAATGAAGAG